TTCTTGTTCATGGCTGACCTTGCTGGCGACCCGACGCGGGATGCGCGTCTGAGTATAGGAAAAGATGCCAGCCATTCTAGGGAGCGTAGAACACGTTAATAAGACGCAAAGTGTCGTCGTTTTGCCAAATTAGCGATCAATATGACGAACGGATACTACACACCGATCAAAATGTGGGAGTGAGCCTGCTCGCGAAGAGGCCCTGAAACTCGCCCGAGAAGCCCGATCAAAACCTTAAACCGGCTGCCCCCGATCGATCTTGCTACTCAAAATGATCGACGTCGTGGTCTTCTCCACCCCGTCCACACTGCCAATCTGATCGAGCAACTGATCCAGTTGCTCCGGCGAATCCGTACGCAACCACGCCACATAATCAAACTCGCCACTCACCGCACACAGTTGTTGCACCTGCGCCATCGCACTCAACCGGCGCACCACCTCTTTGCCGGAACGCGGCTGCACCTTGATCCCGACATAGGCCTGCAATCCGCCATCGACCACCCGCTGACCCAAGCGCACGCCATAACCGGTGATCACTTTGGCCTTCTCCAGACGTGCCAGACGCGACGTCACGGTGGTGCGCGCAATGCCCAATTGCCGGGCGAGCATGGCCACGCTTTCGCGGGCGTTGATCTGAAGGGCGGCAATTAGTTGACGGTCGATTTCATCGAGCACGGGCGGGCGGGTGTCTGGCAAGGGCGGCTCCATGGTGTGTGTGGGCGGTGAGTTGCGAATGTTACAGGCACTACGAGCGATACGCTGCGGGTGATTTGGAGCGATTCATCCAAGCGTCGACGCTATCGTTGCGCTGAAACAAAACATCGGATATTTGATTTGACTTGCCTGGCCTATTTATCAAGAATGCCAGCAAGAGCGCGAAATCTGCTGCCTTGCAGGGCATTAGCGGACGTAGGTACCTCAGCGATGCTGCAACATCGGTGTAAGGTGAGACCTCTTCATCCCATTTCCTGAGGGTGCAAATATCAGGATTCAAACATCAAGGGCAGCCAAATGGCTGCCCTTTTCTTTGTCTTCAAGAATGTACCGCTTGTACAAAAGCTCGCCTTGGCGGTGTTTGTTCATCGCTCTGGCCGGTGCGTGCATGAAGTTCCAGAGGACATGCCCGTTTCGTACATCGACCACGACAAGCATGTCGTTTTTTGCCTCATAGGCATTGATGAATGCCATTCGGTAACCGCCATTATCGTAAAGGACTTTCCAGACTTCGAAAGGTCCCGTGAGCGTATCGATGGCATGTCGAACATAGCGCTCTCGGGAGTCTGGACGTTTCTCAACGATATGAGCCAGTTTGTCTCTCATGACTGCCACCCTCCCAATGGGTGTGAGGATAGTGACGGTCAGTACGGACTCGTCGAGAAACCCAACTTGATCCAGAAGGATTTTGAGGGCGTCTTCTGCGTTGTCAGCCCTTTTTATCTCGTCGATTGCCGCTGACCGAAGTTCTCTCGATAACGTTCTCAAATCAGGTAACGCAAGGTTGATCCAGGTTGGTTGGTGGGCTGCTTCCTTTATCAGTGGCGCAGCATTCACGAGCATAAAAACAATCCTGGACGGGCGGTGGCGTCCGGAGATTACTTGTCTGGAGAATTGGTCGACAACGCGCGGAGAGGGGGAGAAAACATAGTTTGGGAACATTCCTACAGATCTTGCGGTTATATTCCTAACAATGCGTTTCCGAACATTGCGCTCGCCAAGACTTCGAACCTCAAACCATCGCCCAAGAAAAAGCCGCGCATAGCGCGGCTTTCAATTTGGTGGGCCCACACGGACTTGAACCGTGGACCAAAGGATTATGAGCCCGAGTTTGAGTGGCCAATTTACAAGGCGAGCCTAGGAAAATCAGTCATTTCAAACGATTTCTGTGGATATGTGCAGCAAAGGAATCCGCGTGAATTGGACGGATATTGGACGGAGAGTGTGGTTCATCCTTCATTCGCATTCATAGGATCTCAGCATGTTCAATTATGGCTTTTTTGTCAGATCTTGGACGAGCTTCACCAGCGAGCCAGCCAGCTCCACTAGATTCGAAGGGACAGGCTCATGCTTCTCTGGCACATCGTTCTGTCCAAAGTATCGCGTAGCAAACTCACGTTTAACGTCGTTCCGGTCTTGATCAGACAGGGTGGCCAGGAATGGGTCGATCGAGGCAATTTCTAATTCCGATTTACGCATATTTCTTTCTGTTTTTTGATGCTGGCTAACTCGAATTGCGGCGAATCCGGATAGCAATACGAAAGGAGTAGATATCAGAAATTGTCTGATGACAGAGGGAAGTGTGAGTTCTTTGTCGTAGGTGAAACCAAAAAACACACATCCAATTATTATCCAGATGGACATCGCAACTACCGCGATGATGCTCCAAATGAATGCTTGTTTTTGCTCTTCGTTAGCTGTCTTTTGAAAACCGTATGCCATGCCAGTATTGGTTATTATACCAACGAGCTTTTGGCAGTGTTCCTTTTGGGCCTCTATGAGATCCAACGCAGACTGTGCAGTGCCCTTTAATTCAACTATCGCATCAGCGTGATTTTTTTTGGACGAAGCTATGACTTGCGCAAAATCATCAATATTTTGGTTTTTGAGTAACTCAAATGCCTGCTGTCGGCCTTCCTCGCTTGCAGCTCCAGCTATGAGTCTTGCCTGCTCTGACGAAGAAAATTCGTTCTGTCTTGCTTGTTGAGACTCGGAAAATTGCTGTTGGTAGGTAGTTATTGCTATGTCTAAACGCTGTTTTTGAGCGTTGATATCTGCAGCAGCGTCGGAAATTTTTTGCTTTAAATCTTCTTGTGTCTTGTGTAACTCAGCGCTTTCAGATTGTACTGATTTGAATAGTTTCGAAATTGACGATCGGAATTCAGTTGCTGACTGAATCATGCTGTCAATACCGTCTCGAGTCAGGAGCGGTATTTGCGTAGTGAGTATGCAGCACGTTTCGAGTTCGTTTAGAGCATTTATCCAGTGTCCAAAATTTCCGTTTTGTGCGTAGTTTGTAATGTTGTGGTAAGCCGTTTGTAGTGAGTTATGAATGTTGTTAAGTACTGTTATTGAGGTTAGTAAAGGGTCGGCTTGGCTAATACGAAGTTTAACAAATTGAACTATTGCTTTAGCTTTTTCGACGGCCTCTATTGCCTCTATGTCTTTTTTGTCGATTGCGCCAGGGGCTTCAAGGATTTGATTCAAGGTGTCCAATATTTGGAATACTGAATGGTCCGCGATTTTGTCTATCCAACTACTCATACGTAATCCTTGAATTTAGCTAACCCTGTTGATCAGTGGGCAGAGGTGGCGTTGTGATGGCATTTACTACCTCGGTTCTTAGCCTAGGTAAAGTTTTTTTTCTCAGAGCTTTTGTGGGTTGGTCGCGGAATCGACTTCTGCAGCTCCGTGAAAAGGTTCAAATGCGCTGAACCCATAAAACATGGGCTTAAGCCATAGATTTCTACGGTGCAAAATTCTAACCAAAGCAAAAAATTGCCACCTTCCTTCGAAAAAAAATGCACCGAATTTGCAAATTTTTTAAGGCTAGCGCAATGAATACGGGGGTCTGATCGCACGCGGGCATGACTATGCGCTGTCGAAAGATTAGTGCGTGCGGTTTCACGACTTTGCAAAAGTTCGCAAATTTTGAAAAGGGAATTTTCACGCAGGCCCTCATACACGCCTTGCGCTCTACATCGTTTGCACACTCCTCTATGTTGCACAAAAGCCTGTCTTATAGCCCGCCGGCGGGAGGGGGATAAGTGCTTTTTCAGCTGTTTTTTTATGAGCGGTGGGATTTTCCAGAGCCAACCGGCCGACCTTCGCGGTGACGCCATTGCCGTCAGTCGCCGAGTAGATGTAGCCCCATTCGCCTGCCGATATACTGTCTGTATATACAGTACTTCAGCAAGGTAGACATGTCCGATGAATAGAGAATCTGCGGAAGCTTTAACCCCGCTTTCGTCCGGGGTTGCACAATGGCGGGTCATGTTGCGCAATGAGGAGGCGTTGCTCGCAATGCCTGGCGCCCATCACAAAGCGTTGCTCAGGCAAGCGAATGCGCTGCACCAGGGCCAAGTGATTGACGCTGACGAACTTGCCGACTTGCTTGAGTTAGCGGACGCGGCGCTGGCCTACGCGGTTGAGTCGTTACTTGATCTCGACGCTGACGAGTAGGAGAAGCCATGCACGTACTGGTCACGCCTATGCGCATACGTGGTGTAGCGCTGGATCCGAAGGAGCGACGCCGCTACCCGGCGATCCGGGGCAACGTCATGGTGAACGCTACTCACTGTCATGAGCTCGGACGCGCAGCTAACGTGGCCCGCGTTGAGGTGGGAATGCCGCTTGATCCAGATCCGTTGCCACCGCTTCTAGACGCGACCCTGGCGGGAATGGCGGTAACGGGCTTTGTGTTGAGCGGTATTGAGTACATCGATGGTTGCGCATACGCTCAAGCTTGGTGGTGTAGACAGGAATAAATCATCGCTAGGTGAACCCGAGCGCAATGCGTGTGAATGAAAACCATTGGATCAAATGTGAAAAAAAAAAGCACACTTCAAGGATAGGATATGAACCCGGACTGGAATTCGTTCTTCAGCACTCTCTCACAATCTGCAGCTGCAATTGTAGGTATTTTCGGCGCTTTCATTATCACTAAGATATTTTCCAACCAGACAGTATTCTATGAAAAAAAAGCCAAGCTTAGCGATTTGTTGGTTCAAGCTCAAAAAATCCAAGACAGTGCGAAGGACTACGACATTACGTGGTACAACGACCACTACAATAGACCCGAATACATAAAGTTTCATCACTACCTAGACGAACACTTCACTGGTTGCGAAACAATCGAAGATGTCACCGAAGACATTTTGAACGAGTTCATTATTAACAATGATTTCTCAGAGCTATCTGATCGCAGTGAAATCGTATTTGAACTGCTCTTCATTACAAAATGTATATTCGGAGAGAATATATTAAGTCGTGAGAAGCGAGAGGCTGACGAGAAAGCAGAGAAGGAACGAGCCAAAACAATATCCCCACTTGCAACTTACTTCGATAGTTTGAATATGGCGGCTATGGCCAATGCCGTTTCATACTTTAATCAAGTGGATATATACGGAAATCAAGCGGGGCGCATGTTCTACTTAACTTGTGGTGACATCGGGACGCTTTCCCCCGGCACGCTGACTATCTTCAAAGATAATTTTTGCAAAGTGTATCGTGAGGCCAAGCATCATTCTCGGCTATCAGCTGATTTTTTGACCTCCATTAGAAATAACCCAGAGTCCCCTAGGCAGATAGGACTCGCGCTCATACTAGTACTCATAATTTTCTTCTTAGGAATAATTTATCCTTTGAGCTTCATCCCTGCTATTGGGAAACCTGTACTAGGATTTTCTTTGCCTATAATTTATGCAAATGTATTTTCTTTTAAAGGTTTTCTCTTGTGCATTGTAGGTCTTGCATTTAGTTTTACTGTAGCACTATTTTTTCATACCCATGTTCGTATGAAATACCCCAAAAGTGAGGTTGCAGAAGTAGAGAAGCTCACAGATGTTACATACTATTGCAGCGCATTTAAATTTCTCGACGAAGCTGACTAAGCATTACAGTGTAATATTTTTTAATCTTGCAGATAATTGCAAGGCTTTTCTGGCGTCGTCGGTAAACTCCATCGCACTTGCGGGGCTGGGCGCCGGCCCCGGGACATGAGTATGTGCGGCTAGCTGACTACTCAGTTGTTGCACTAATTCAATGAGTTCAATTACTACCTGCAAAACGTTGACACTTTCTGATCCTATCCACGTTTTGGGCGCTAGTAGCTTTTGATTTTTACCTGCCAAACTCTGACGCGCCCCTTCAATACGCTCCCGCATATCTCCCCCTACCGTGGCGTTGTGCTTCTGCCCCACAACCAAATTCAGATCTCGGCCGGTCGCCTGGTGCAGATCGTCCAGCGCTGCCAGGCTCGCGGATCCACCCGACATTAGCTTGAGCGCGCCCAGCGCCTCGATCTTTTTCACACCACCCACCGTCTCGGTAGAGTGGTCATCGATCGTCTGCGTATGGCTCTGGAACTGCTCGCGGTTATCCAGGGCTTCCACTTCGCGCTCGATCGCCTGATCACGGATCTTTCCATCGGTTTGGCGTAGCCAGTTGCCGTCAGCGTCGACGCGCTGCTGAGCGGCCTGGCTGTGCTGCCACACCTGATCACCTTTCGGCACCTTAGGCATGCTCAGACCGTGCGGCAAGATCGATTGAATGTAGGGCTTGTTCGGCAACCCGTAGGCGAAGCACACCACCACGCGCGCGCCTTCCTCCGGAAAGGCGTAAATACCCATTTCCTCGCCACCGGTGGGCAGCGGTAAAGGAACGCCAGTGAGCGGCGGCATGGCCGGATCTGGCTCGTCATCCGGACCGAGTACGACAATGTCCACGGCGTAGCGCGGACGGAAGTCGTCGCACAGTCCGGCGTCCGCCGGCGCGTCGGCCACGGCGGTAACCTGGGCAAAGCGCGGCAGGTGATAGCCGCCGGTGAGTTCGGGGAATTGTCGCTCTACAGCGCGGCGGATTGCGTCTTCCATCGGATAGCCATCTGGTCATTGGTCAGCGACACCGTGGTGATGCGCTCGCCGTTGTTGATCGTTGCACCTGGTCGCACGCCGGGAAGGGCCGCTACCATTGCGCTCTGGTTGCCTTGGTAGCCGTCGAACAGCTCCGTGGGGATTTGCAGCGGCGCACGTGCGCCGAAAAAACTGTCGGCCCAACTGCCGGCGAACACTTCACCGTTGCCCAGCTGGTGCCAGGTGAAGTCAGGAATGCTGAATACCCGGGCGAGACTGTCCATGGCCTGGTAACCGGCGGCGAGGCTGTAGAAGTACGGCGTCTTCACGCTGGCGTATGGTTGATCCGGAACGCGGAAGCGCAGCCCGGTTTGTTCGCTGACCTTGGCCAACACGGCGCGCAGATCCACATGACGCAGGTTCAACGGCAACGGGTTGGCCAGCACTGCCGCCAGTTCCCGGCAGAACAGCACCTGCTCGACCGCATTGGCGGCGGTGCAGCGCTCGACGTAGCCGATGAAGTGGCGTTGCAACGTGCCTTCGTTGTAGCCGATGTCCAGCGTCACCAGACCTTTCAGCGGCACAGGGGATTGAACTGTGAAGTTCGCCCGGCCGGGGCTGGTAGCGTCCAGCCGGACGTCCTCCTTGATGAGAGCAATCGGGGCGCCGTTGATGGAAAGTATCTTGTGCAGTTTCACGTCTGCTCACTCCCGCCCAGCCACTTATCCACACGTCCCAGCACCTTTTCGAAGCCGCTCAGCGCGGGGTTGTCGCTGGTTCCTTCTCCGTTGCCGGCACCGCCGTCACCGACCGGGCTTCCCGGGGCGCCTTGAGCGTCTACCTTGTTGCCGGCGCGCCGGCCTTCGACTTTCTCCGGGTTCGATTCGCGCTCGCTCAGGGTGAATTGCACAAGCCAGGCTTTCAGGGTGTCGGCTTCCCGCGCACTGACTCCGTCGGAGAACTCCACCTGACGCACGCCGAAGGTTTCGGCCGTGTCGTTCACGATCCGATACAGATGCAACTGACCACCGCCGGCGGTGGCTTCAGCCATGCGCAACAGATCCGTCAGCTGAGTTTTATCCACAAAGGGAATCATCAGTGAGACTGCCAGCGTCTTAGGCTTGAAGCCTTTGTGAGCCTTGTCGGTGTTGCTGGTCTGGCCGGACATATCGCCGCTTTCGATTCGCAGGTTGGCCGTGACCTTGAGGTTCTTGCCCTGGACTTTTTGCCCGTCGAGTAGCAGCGTCATAGGCCCACCAGTTCCCGCACAAAGCTCAGTCCCTCTTTGCTGCCGACCAACAAAACCCCGGCGCATTGAATCCATTCGTGGCCTGGCGCATCGCCGGCCAACAACTCGCGGCGTAATTCGCCGGCAGTGCCTGGTCCAATCATCCGCGCGCGCATGCTGACGTCAGGATTGCCCCCGGCCAGCAGGTCTTTCAGGTCAGCCAATTGTTTATCTCGCCCCTGCTGCTGGGCGCTCTTGCGCGCTGCCAGCGCTGCAAGATCGGCCAACGGCGAGCTGTCGGCGGCGTAGCCTTCCAGCACGGCTATTTGACCCGCCATCGACTGTTTGGCGGCTTTGACCACGGTGCAACGTTCCAGCGGCAAACCTTGCCAGCGTGGCAGCGGCCCAGCGCCGGGGATCTCCCACTTTTCGCTCTCCAGTCTCAGCAGGTGTTGCGCCCGGCGCTCGGTGCGCACCAGGTCAGGGATGGACAGCAGTGCATTGAATCGCGCCAGGCTGCTGGCCAGCTGTTCCAGGCGCGTGCCCAGGAACAGGATCGACAGCGCGTATTGCGGCCCAGTCGGACGCCCGCTGTCGCTGACGTCTTCCAGTTTCTTGGCGAGATGTTCCAGCGCGTTGGGCGCGGACAGAAAGCGCTGATAGCCCGCGCCCTGGCCAACACCGCTTTGAAATGGTGTCACGACCAGGCACGCCGGAACCTGCCCCATCTGCTCGGCCAGCGCTGCGCGTCCGGCCGCGATCGGGCCTATTGCTGCATCACCGACCGGCCCCGGGTTGGTGTTGGCCAGTCCACTCAGGCCTGCCAGGCGCTGGGCGGTGCTGGCCAGCTCGCCGCCGGCCAGATCCTTGGCCGCTGAAAGCCCGGCCATCCACTGCGTGGCCTGCTCAGGCCAGCGCATTGTCACCGGTGCCCAGGTCATGCCGGCGGCGTCCAGGTGATGGCTTTCATGGCCTTCAGATTTTTGTCTTTCTGAGCCTTCGCCACAGCTTGGCGCAGTGTTTCCGCGTGCTGCTGTGCGGCCTGCCGGAAGCGCACCAGGTCAAGGCTGACTTTCTGCAATTGTTCGATGGTGTGCGGTAGGAAAGCCAATACCTGGTCGACGTCATAGCATGGGTAAACGTCGTCCAGGCCCAGCAGGACCTGGCCGTTTAAATTCACCTGGTCATCGATCGCGCTGCTGTACCGGTATGGCTCGCCCAATGCGCTGGAGGTAAAGCCACCGGCGATATAAGCGGTGCTGCCGGCGGCGATCGCTTGCAGTTTCTTGTCCCGAAGTGCAGCCAACACGGCGTCGATGTCATCACGCCATTCGCCATTCTTCCAGACCTGACTAGGCCCGGGCTTCTTCATGGTGAAACCCGACGGCACCCCTTGGAAGCCTTCCAATGTTCGCGGCTCGCCGGTGTCGGTGCTGTACACCACAACGCCGCCGAAGTAATCCACCAACTGCCAGGCCTTACCGTTCCACCACGCTGCTTTGTGTTCCGGAATCGCGGGCGGCTCCGCTTCGACGCATCCGCCAGGAATCAAATAAACGCCTGGCTCCAGCGGCGATTCTTCAGCCTTCACGGCACCAATGAAGATACCGAGGTGGTCGGTCTGGAATACGAGTTTTTCAGTCATGCTCGATCTCAATACTTGATGCAGAAGAGAAGGGCCAAGTTTCGCGGGCGGGTTTCAGTACCACCGGCAGCGGCTACAGTTACTCCGTGGGTGTGCGCGCCGCCGCCCCCAACGCCGACGTTATGCGCGTGCTGGCCAGCAGCGCCGATACCGACGTTGTGAGCATGGTTTCCTTGGTAATCAGTGCGCATGGGGCGACCGTCGGCATTTTTCCCGCCCCCGATTTCAAGTTCAGTCCACACGCTGCCACCGGCGGGATAGCCGACGTTCACGCCAGCACCGGTATCGACTACGCGGAAACCGTGGTCATGGTTGCCCTGGGCATCAGTCCAGGCGCCGTGGACATGGTTTCCTTGCGCATCTGTCCATGCAGCGTGCAAGTGGTCGCCTACGGCCGCAGCCGACGCGGAGTGCGCATGCGAGTGGATCATCATGTCCTGATAGACGCCGAATGCTCGGCCAGGATCCAGACCGCGCCCGTCGTCCCAGCCACGAGGGAACAAGCCGCGCATGTCGGGCAAGTTGAACGTGGTTGAACCGTCGCCAGCGCCATAGTGCGTTCCAAGCCAGGCAAAGAGCTGCGCGTATGTGGTACGAGACACGGCCGCCCCGTTGCACTTCAGCCACCCTTGCGGCGCCCAGGACATGGCGAACGCCGCAACCATTCCAGTCATCGAATCTCCGACCTGTTTTTGTAGCTTGTTCAGGGCGGCGGTCGACGCCACGATCTCGCTGCTGTTGGTTGCTGGATCGTCGCTGATTGCATTGGGCAGATTGCCCAGTCCGACGTCTGCTTTGGTCGTGGCCCGGGCACGCAGCAGCGGATAGTCGCCGGTACGGGATGCGAGATATTTGATCAACGCACCGCCGACTGGCTCGGCGTCCCGCAAATCCTCGATATTGCTGGGTGAAATGAAATCAGCGATCGGCACGCAGTAATGGCGTACGCCGGCAGCATCGGTGTAATCGGCCTGTTCACCGAATACCACTTTCCACACAGCCACCCGATCGTTCAACTGGCGCTCAAGACAAACGTCCAGCCAGACCTTACCTACTGGAATGGCGCCGGGGACCGCTTCTGACTTCGCAATTGCCACGCGGATGCCTTCGACGTAGGCCGTGCCACCATTGATCTGGTAGCCGGTGTCTGTCTTTTCGAACATCAGCGAGTTGCTGAAAAAGAACGCACGCCCGTAGAGGTTGCGATTGCTCAGACGCTCGCGCTCATCGATGCCGGCAAGGCGCACCGTGAAGTCATGCTGCCAGGTACTGGCATCGATCTTGATGCCGGTCAGTTCCATGGCGCCGTCGAAGGCCACCAGAAAATTGCGGGTGACGTTGTTGCCGATCTGCTCCGGCGGAATGTTCCTGCGCTTCTGTTGCAGAGGCACCGACGACGCGGCGAACAAGGTGCCGTCGGCGTCCTCAAGGCCGACCCAGTTAAAGTCCCAGTCACCAACGTCAGACCCCAACTGTGCGCTGTACACCACCTGGTTCGGATTCACGAAACCCGCGTTCTTTTCCGGGATGGTGTAGACGTGAACAATCTGCGCAGCCGGTGGCTTGCCGGCAGCGCGATCGAGCGGCGCGGTCGGATCAAGTCCAGGCACATTCGCAAAGATGAATCGGCTGACGATCAGCGGCTTTTGCTGGCTTTGTTTAAGGGCGATTTGGCTTTCGCCGGCCAAGGTAATACTGGCGCTCACGGTGCGCTCCTACAGGCTGGCGACCAGCGTTTGCTGGTCGTCGTTGAAGTCGATCAGGGCGATTTGCAGCCCTACGGGGGTGATGGTCACGAAGTCATAACGGCGGCAGGTGCGGCCGTACTGTTGGATCAGCACGCGCAACAGTTCAGGGTTCAAAGACAACTGAGCGTTGCTGAACTTCAGCAGCACGACGTCCCAATCGCGGTCGGGCTGGCGCTCCTCGATCTCGACGTAACCCACACCCAGGCGTTCAAAAATGCGTTTCAACCCGGCGGTGCTGCCGGCGTCGACCGAGTTGATAAACGCGTATTTCACGCGCAGTCGAAACAGCGACTCGGGTTCGCCCTTGAAGCGCGTCACGTCGCGTTGCCAGGCCCACAGTTCAAGGATGTTCATGTGGCAGGTGTCTGGATCGATCTGCGAATAGGGCCAACGCAACCAGCCGGTGACGGTTTCCCACCACGCCTGTGCAGCGGCCACCAGCTTTGACAGCTCGGTGCCGCCCAGCCAGAACGGCAATTTGAGTTTGATCATTGCAGGTTCACCTTCAGCGACGTCAGGCGCGGGATGTCCAACCCGCTGGTGATGTCGACGCCGGGTGTAAACCGCAGAGAGGCGATATCGGCAAACTGCTGATGCAGTTCTTCCGCGAGGCGACTGAAGCTGAAACGCGACTGGGGATAAGTCAGCGTCGGCTGATAATCGCGGGGCGTGCTTTCCCGAAACGCGGCCCGGATGAATAGCTCGATCTCACTTTTCAACGTGTCGATCTGCTCGGCGCTCAGATTCGGTTGCGGCCAAAGCGTCATTGCAACACTCACGGGTACTTCGGGCATTACCATGGCCAGCAGATCATCGCCGTGGCCATGGTTGCCCTGGTCGCGGATGTGCGAATTGATTTGCTCCAGGTAAGTCGCCGCCGGCACACCTGCATCAAACAACACAAAGGCATTCGCGCTGCCCGGGCCACGCGGTGCGCCGTGTTCGAAGTAAACGCCGTCTGGACGCACGCCCGGAAAGGCCGAGATCATGGCGCGATACACCGCGTCGGTGTGCCACTGATTCACGGCCGAGAACTGGTTGCGCACGCGCAAACGCAGCTGGTCGTTCGGCTCCGGATCCGCACCTGGTGATTCCAGCCAACCGTCCTTGTTCACTACCTGAACAATGCCGGGGATGGGCACCGGCAGAATGGCGTAGTAACCCGGGGCGAGGTTGAAACCACTGCCCGATTCGATTGCCTCCACGGGGACTTCCTGCTGTAACTGACCGGCTACGAACGTCGCCGGCGCCGTGGTAATCAGTTTGTACACGTTGCCGTTGATGGCGGCCGACTGCACCACAATGCCTTTTTCCAACTCCATGACGCCGTCCGGCAAGGCTCGGGTAAACAGCAATTTACCGCGGGCTTTGGTGGCGCCTTTACGCTCGACGTTGACCGCCCAAGCGAGCATGTCCAGCCAGGCGTCTACAGCCGTTTTGACAAAGAAGTTCGGCAGCACCGTCAGGCACAGAAAGTCCAACAACCACAACACCGGTTTGGTCACTAGCGCGGTCATCACCCGCCAGAACGGCGAATAACTGCTGGTGTTGGCCACCTTCGCGCCCTGGGCTTCCACTTCCTTTTCCCACGCAGCTTTCAAACCGGCCTCGGTGGTCGGGATGCCGGCGTCGGCGATCACCTTCTTAAAATCGACCTGGCTCACAGACTTACCTCAATCGAACCGAATTTCAGGGTTTTCGCAGTGACCAGGTACACACCTGGTTCCTGCTGGGTGATGCGTGCCGTACCGGGCACCAGGCGCTGGTCGTCCTCCACCAACAATTCCAGTTGCTGGATGCAGTCGCGCTGTCGCAGCCGATCGCGCTCGGCCACCAGTGTCACCAGCAACCCGCTGTCGCGGATCATGTGAGCGATGTCCTGCGCGATGCAGGCGCGGTCATCGACCAGCAGCGGCTGGTGTGACGGATCCAGTGCCAGGTCGTTGTCGATGATCAGCAGATCCACGTACTCACTCATCCGCCGACCGCCATTGCGACCATGTTTTCCATCTCCAGCGGCGTCATGGTCTTGCCCGTGTGAATGTTCACGTTCTCAACATGCGTGCCCTTGTTCTGGCTGCTGTTGTTGTTCTGGATACTGGTCAGCAGACCACCGGGCGGCACCGCTGAAGGGCGCGCCGGTGAAAGGCTGGGGATTGCCGCGTTGATGGTCTGCTGGGCTTTCTGTGCGGCGTTGGCGGTGTCGGCGGCATTGGTCGCGGCATCGACGCCAGGCACTTCAGGCATACCGCCGAAGCGCGCTTCGATGTTCACGCCCGGGATGCTGTTCAGCAGCTCGATCACACCGTTTACGGCCTTGGTGAAAATGCCGACGATGCTGTCCCACGCGGCCTTGGCCATGCCTGACCAGCCGCCCATGGAGTTGAACCAGTCGGACAGCTTCTGCAGCTTGTCGGCGACGAACTGGAACGCGGCCGTGTTCATCAGGGCGGACGTCCATTCGTCCCAGTAGTAGACCGCCGCGACAATGACGGCCACCAGGGCGAGAACACCCACCACAATCCACACCATCGGGTTGGCCAACAGCGCCGCGTTGACCAGCCAGATCGCGCCCTGCCAAAGCAGCATGGCGCCGCGCACCAGGGCAAGACCGGCGCTGAGCGTGTAGATCACGGCCATGTAAGCCAGGATCGCCAGTTTCTGCAGGACGAAGCCGGCAACGGTGCGCAGGTTCAGCAACTGCATGACCTTCCACACCGATAACAGGCCCAGCCAGGTCATCCGGGCTACGCCGACCACGACGGTCAACAACGACATGGCGCCGACGATCGCCATGATGGTCAGTGCGGTGATGCCTATCACCCGGGTGATGTTGGGAAACAGCTGCGACCAGCGCACCAGGGTTTTGCCGATGTCGACCATCTTGCTCATGAACGGCGTCAGTACCGGGATCAGCACCTGGCCAAACACCACCCGCATGACTTCGACCAGGGACGCCCACTGTTGCCACGGATCGACCATAGCCCTGGCCATCTGCTCGGCATTTTCCAGACCGCGCACCTTGCCCAACTGCTCGATGCCGTTGCGCAATCGGTCGGTGTCCTTGGCCAGCGCGCCGATCACCTGGGCGCCTTCGCCGCCGAAAGCCTCCATCAGCTTGGCGCCGGCCGACGCGCTGGTCAGGTCGCCGAACTTGCCCTGGAGCTTGTCCAGGATGGCCATCATCGGCAGGACCTTGCCCTGTTGGTCGGTGAACTTCATGCCGAGCTTTTCCGACGCAGCGCCGATGTTCTCGAAGAACGCTTTGTAGCGTCCGCCGGCGTCGCCGCCTTCCATGGTGCTGCTGAGCGTGCCGATCACCGCCATCTGTTCGGCAAGATCGACGCCGGATGTGGTGGCGATCGCGCCGGCTTCCTTGAACGCATCTTTCATCGCCGCGCCGCTGGTGCGAAACAGCTGCACAGCCAGCGCCGTTTGCCCGCCGAGCTTTTCTACCCACGCGCCTTTCCCCATCGCGTCGGCTTGGGACTTTTGCAGGTTGTAGAGCGTGCCGACGTATTCGCCCATGGTTTCGGCGTCGGACTTGGTGGCCTTGGCCAGAAGGTTGCTGGTGTTGGTAAAGGTGGCGAGCTGGTTGCCGGCGAGTCCCTTAATTGCGCCCTCGATCAAGTACGCCGACGCTACAAAGTCCTTGGCGTTTTCACCGTAATTCACAGCGAACTCCAAAGATTTTTTGTTCAGTGCAGTCAAGGCGTCGTCGGCCACGCCCAGCGATCGGACATCGCCCAGGGCACGATTGACCTCCAACGCCGGCGCCATGGCCTGTTGAATCCCGACGACCGCCGCCGTCACACCGCCCATGCCCAAGCCGATCGTTTTAATGTGCTTTTCGCTTTGATCAGCAAGCTCGGAAAAGCCCATTTTCACCTTGCCCAGCGGCGCGGTGACCTTGTCCTGCAAGCTGAGAATGAAAGCCAGGCTGGCGCTACGGTCTGCCAAAGTCGTTATCCGTTCAGCGCAAGGGCGATGCCGTTAGCCACGGCGAACTCCATGCGTTTCCAGTATTCGTCCTCCAACCACTTGGCGGTTCCCATCGCCTCGGGCGTGGGTTCCGTACCAGGTAGCCATCGGTTCGTCAGGGCCATGAGCTGGCCCAAGCCGTTTTCGCTTAGGCGCTCAGCGTGCTCGTGCGCTTTTTTACGATCACCTCAACGTTCGGCGCGTACTCCTCGAGCAGCGCGCCGGCGATCTGCATCACCATTACCGGGTTGGCCAGCAACGGTTTCAACGTGGCCTTTTCCTCTTGCTTGACGGTGGTCATCAACAGGTTGTTGCCTGGGGCGACCTTGTTGGCTTGGGTCAGGGCGTTGAAATACTTGGTGACGTCAGCCGGGGTCAGGTTGAAGGTGAATTCCGCTTCGCCGACTTCCAGGGTGATTTCGGTGTTGTTCTGTTGGCTCATGGGGTTGGTCTCTTGTAGAGGTTGGGAAAAGTGGTGTCCTGGGGTGCTGGCGATCGCAGGCACACGCCACGGGCGTATTGCTGGAGTCCGAGAATCATTTGCCGGCTTAGGGCCAGCTGATTACGGAGGGTGAAATAATCCGGTCGAGCGTCTGTTGCGAGTTCGGCGCGTCCTGCATCAGCCACGCGGGCGGTGCCGGCGGCGGCGGGCACAGATCCGGTGGCGGGACAGGTGGCGCGGACATGCAGCCGGCCAGTGCCACCGCTAACAGCGCGGCGCAGGCGCTCGTTTTCAGTGAGTGCATCGGTCAATTCCTTGGTGTTTCGTTGGTCGATCGCGTCCCGCTCGGCGAGCATTTCGCCGCTGATTCGGGCCGCTTCGCGCAACCCGACGACCTCCGTTTTCAGGCCTTTCAAGTCTTTCAGCGCTTCATCACGTTGATCCACAACCCGGATGAACCAATACAAGGGCACCAGGGCAGTAATCAGCATCACGATCAGCGCGAGCCGTAGCGGTGGAATCGTCATTTCAGACAAACCTCCACTTCAGCCAGCCGGCGGTTGTGCAGGCCTGGAACAAAGTGCTTGCGGCCCTGGGCGTCGGTCACATAAGCCCATACCGGCGTCTTGCCGTCCGGCGCCCATGCCAAAGCGTTGCAGCCCTCGGCGATCCGGCCGGCGTTGATAAGCGCGACCGCTCGACTGGCGCAGGTGCTGGTCACACCGAAGTTGTGGCCGTGACTGGTGAGGGCGTCGAACGTGTTCTGGCTGGCATTCGGGTTGGTGATGCACTCGGCAAGCTGCAACTGCGTTTTGCGGATCACCAGTTGCTCCACCTCGGCGCACTTGGCGGGTGACCAGTAGTCGCCAACGATGACCGGATATGGGCTGGTAAACCGAGTGATGCCCTTGCAAACCGTGGGTAGTCCCCCGGCGAGCTTGTCCGCATAAACGGTGTTCTGGCCGTTGCCTTCCCAAGTGCCCAGGAAGATCACCAACGGAGCGCTGGCCAGCGCAATCACACCGGCCTGAACCCTGCCGCGCAGGCTCATGGGAACCACGCTCGCAACAGTGCCGGCACGACCATTTGCAGCACGGAAGCGACCACCGTGAGAATGGTCAGCAAGCGGCCGACCTTCGCGCCGATGTCGTTCACCGCGACCGTCAGGGTCTGCTGACCAGCGTTCAGTTCCGACAGTTGCCCGGCCATATGTTCAAACCCTTGTTCCAGTTTGGTCACGCGGGTTGGCACGGTTTCGTGGCGGTCTTCCAGCTCGCCCAGCCTGTGTTCGAAGACAGCGAATTTCTGTTCCAGCGCTCCAAGGCGCAAGGCGTCAGTGGTCATCAGCGTTTACTCTGCTCAAAGCCCGTTTGGCACGGGACGCACCGCGTTTTACCGCCCAGTGCCTGCCGCGCCGGCGGGATCTCGTTGTCGCAGTCCTGGCAATGGGTCAGGCTCGGCCCGGCCGGCACAGGTGTCAGCAACTGGGCTTTGATCGCCTGGTCGCGTTGGCGCTGCTCCAGCTCCTGGGCGCGGTCGAACCAATCCACCATTAACGGATCCCCTCGATCTCGGTAGCGTCGAGGTACGGAACGCCGTTGATGTGAATAAAGTCCGGACTGGTGACGTCAAACGGCACCTTGTGCTTGGTCTTCTCGCCACCTTTGGGATCGATCGACAGCAAGCTGGAGATCTTCACCTTGCAGCCGAAGGCCTCCACGCGCAGTTCCTCGTCCTCGCCGGCCTTGGCGAAGAACACCGCATCGAACGGCTTGAGCTTGCGAAAGCTCCCGGCCGATCGCGCCGCATCGATCAGCAACTGGAAGTTGGAGCTGTCCAGTTCCAGTTCGCCCGCAGCGGCCACGTCGCCCTCCACGTAGCCGTCAGGCACGCCCCGGGTTTGGACCACAGCCGAGTTGTCGGTAATGTCCAGGGTGCAGCTCTCGACGTGCAGCGACAGATCGCCCAGGCTCACGTCGAAGTTCTTGCCGCCAATTTTTGCCATGGGGCGTTACTCCGCTTTGTCAGTGGAAAGATCCAGGGCGATATTCGCCGTGAGGTCTTTCGGGCAGTTGAGGGGTTTGAGCTTGATGAAGGCCGCGACTTTGGTTTTGCTCTGCCACTCCAGCACCAGGTCGCCGTCTTTCGGCGGCTCGATGTCACCGGGGAACACCTCGCCGTTGAACTTGATGGACTTGGCCATCGCACGCAGTGGCGCCATCAGTTGGTTGGTGTTCACCGCCATGCTGTTGGGCGTGCTGTTCAAGCGGCGATCGGCGACACGGCGGATCAGCAGCGGGCGAATCAGCCGAGCGGCTTTGTCGGTGATGCGCAGGTATTCCACGACTTGAAAGTCACTGCCTGGGGTGTCCAGCATGTTGCAGTCACCCCAGTACACGCCTGGATAGTCTGGGTAGGTCTGAGTGACGGAGAACCGCGCCCGATCCAGTTCGCTGCGCACAGCGGACGGCAGCGGTATCAGCTCCATATCGATAGGCACGTCGCCAAGCCCCAACACCGGCCCGGTAGCCACGCGCATTGGACTATCCGCGATGCTGACTGCCGAATTCGCCAAGCGACCAGCCAGCACGCCCAGGTCATTACCGTGCAGTTGCGGCACCGGTGAAACGCGCGGCGCTGCCAGACCCGCTACCAACGCTTTTTGCTCGCTCAGGTACTGCGCCCAGGTCTGGTCGACGGCGATGCCGGCAGTGCTTGCCAGAAAGAAAACACGACGGCCGTAGGTGTTGTTCAGGGCGACGGCCGCGTCATTCATGGCCGATAGTTCATCACCCTTCGCGACAGGCTTGGTGACGATGACCGCTTCCACCGACACCCCTTGTTGCTGGGTTTTCTCCAGAGCGGTGGCCCAGTCGCCTTCGGGGCCGATCGGGGCCGCCATGCAGGCCCAGCGCTGGCCACCGTTCAAACGTGCGGCGGTGATTTGGGTTTTCAGATCGCTCGCCGGGACGCCCAGGGCGGCGTCCAGATCGCTGTCGGTGTTCAGCGGAATGACCTGGCCGACGTTTTTGGCGGCGGGGCCGATGAAAAGAAAGTAACGCTCAACCTCGGTGACGGCGCCCTGGCCTAGATTGAGATTGTCGACGGTGACTTGACCGAGTGCCATGCAGTGCCTCGTTAGCGGGGTGAAGTTAGGATTTGTTGCAACACCTGGTTAATCAGGAGATTGGTTTCGCGTTCGGTTTCGGCGCCGATGAACTGGCGCTTCGGCAGCGTGATTTCCCAGCTCTGCGCGCCGGTGCTTTCGCTGCGCTGGTCGTCCAGGATCCGGATCAGCAAACCGGCTTTGGCGTAGTTCACATGCTCTTGAATCCACGCCACCGACGGCCGGGTCAGCGTCTTTTTGCCTGCTTGGCGCACACGGAAGCCCAACCGCCGCAGGCGCTTTGCTTGCTTGTCGGTTGCTGCCAAACCCGGTGGGGTCTTGTTCCATCGGCGCATCTGCTGGGCGGTGCGGCGCTCACTGACGCCGTTGTGTTGCTGCGCGGCGACCCATCGGGTCAGGGCGTTTTTCCAGCCCAACTCCGCTTCATCAGCGGACACCCGGGTGACCACCATCAACTTGGCCAGGCCGGCTTCCATCTTCTTTTTGCCCTTGCTGTCGCCCCTGCGTGGGGCGAAGGGCGTGCCGTCCAGGTTCTTCTGCTCACGCACACGCTTGCGGCTCATCGTCCGCACGCGTTTGGTGACCTGGTTCAGCAAGCGGCGGCGCAATTGCGGCGGCAGGCTCAACAACGCCAGTTGTTCGCGTACGCCCAAGCGACCGCGAATGTCGAGTTCGAACGTGCTACGCCCGGCCATCGGTGGCCACCTCGCCGCGCTCTGCAATCCACAGATCAAACGGGACAAAGGCCCAGGTCTTGCCGAAGGCTTCGATCTCGCCGTCCGGGTCTTCGGCCAGATATTGCGGCTCGGCGAATTCCAGCGTGACTTCCACGTCGAAAAGGTCGGTGTCCAACGGCTCCACCGCGAACTCCGGCGCCGGCAATTCATGGCGATCGCGATCGGCGTCGTGGTTTTCCAGCCAACTGCCGACCAGGGCCATCAGGCGTGCCGGATGGTCGGCGAAGCGCTCCAGCACGATCGCGGCGCGATAGTGCATATCGGCGAAGTGCATGCCTTCGACGTCGGGTTTCCAGATCAGCGAAAGCTTTACCTGCTCGGTGAAGCTGTCGAGCTGTTCAGGTGCAACCAGGCGGCGCTCCAAAAGGTAGGCGGTCAGTCCTTGCAGCTTGGTCATAGCAGCGCCGCCGTTATACGGCCACGGCCTTGCAGAACCCGGATGGCTTGCTGGCTGAATTCCAGAAAGGTTTCGCCGCGCTCGGGCAATTCCTTGCCGATATTTTCGGCGCTTTCGCGACGGTTCACGGTGGCGAATTGGGTCAGTAGGCTGGCTTTTGCACGGCAGTAAACGGCGCGCTTGTACGTCGCAGAGTGAAATGTGCGTTCAGGCAGGACCGTAGGATCCGCCGTTTCCACGGTGGTGACACCGACGTTCTGCCAGTCGCTTTTGCGCTTGGTTAGATCGCCGTTTACCTCAATCATTGCGGTCTTTAAGTCGGTGACCAGCATGTCTACCAGGTACTCCGCCGGCAGGCGGTAACCCTTCTGAAACTCAGACACGGAGAGGTTTGGCCAAAAGCCGTCGTTCTCGATGGCCTGTTCCACAAAGGTCGTGGGTTTCCCGGAAAAGCTCATTACTGGGCACTCAAATAGGGCGGGGAAACTGTTTCTCATGGGGCGGGCCATAAATGGCCGACTCACGTCCACAGTTCCCCGCAGGGGGGGTAGTCGGGTTATTCGGGGGCGCTTTGAGCCTGTTGTTTTTCCAGTGCCTTGCGAGCGCCTTTCAGGCGCGTTCCCACGCCAATTTCGGAATGCAGTTCTTGGGCACGCTCAAAGTGGCGGACGGCGGTTTCCCATTCCTTGGCGTCGATAGCGCGGATGCCGAGCAACTTGTGATAGCGCGCCGGGATTTGTGCCGGCAGATCCCATTCACCATCCACGAACGGCATCATGTCGCTCAGGTATGGCTCGGGGCTGCGCCCGCACTTTTGCTCGTTCTCGGCCCAGTCGATCACTGCGTCACCCACGAACGTCGGCACGTCACGCTTGAATCCGTCGGGCATTGCCTGGCCTTGCTGGATAGCGAACATGGCGACCTGCAAGCCCAACTCGAACTGCTCGGTATCGAAGAGCCAGACCAGTACATGCACTAACACCGGGTTCGGGTGATTCAATCCTGAGTCGCGGTAGCGCTCGACGTATTCCATGTACTTGGGCAGCAACTCGTCACGCTTAATCAGCCGGCGGGTTTCGTGGTTGTTGATGTTGCTGAGTCGTTCCAAATCAACGGCCAGCGCGCTCTCCATCAGCTTGAGGTGCTTCTGCGCATTGGCTGGACTGGCCAGAGCCGTGCTGGAGCTGTACGGCTCCGCACGGGGCACCGTGCCCGGACCTTCCGCGAGAACACGCCGCTTGTGGGCAAGGGCGATACTCACGGCAGCAGCTCCAGATTGCTGGCTTCAATCGCCGCGAACTTTTCCAGCTGCTCGATCACATAGCCCTCGTTGCGGCCGTTGTAATCCTCAACGCGAGAGCGTTTTGGGTTTTCGATCAGATGGCGTCGCCAGCTGCTGTCTTGAAAGTAAATCGACAGGTTGTCCCAACTGGTGACGACGACGCCGGTGGATGGAAAGTGAGGGATCACGAAGGACGGCAAACCGCCGTAGGTGTCGATCACCTGAGCGTTCTCGATACGCTCCTTTTCGGTCGGCGTGTCGCCTTGCTTGGCGTACAGCTTGCCCTTGTCATTGGCCAGCAGATCGCTGCCGATGATTGCGATCAGGTCGCCAGCATCGCGGAAAACCGGATCGATCATCTGTTTGACGTCATGCACCAGGGCGTCAAGATTGGCGTAGTCGCCGCCGGCGCCGAGGGTGATCTTCCCGGCGGTCTTGCCTTCCTTCAGCACCTGAGCAGGGATCTGCTCTCGGGCCAATTGCAGCCAGCCTTTGTTGACGTCTTGCAGCATCGGATGAGCCGCGAGGTCGGTCTGTGCCGCCGCTTCGACGCCATGCCAGCCGATCATGATGCGATCCAGCGCGATCTGGCGTTGCACCGCCGCGCCGTAACGCTCTGCAAAGTCCGGGAACTTGGCCCAGCTGTCGATCTTCGCGAATGGCAGACCTACGTCGGATTCAGTGTGATACAGCTCGTAATCCAAGCCGGACACATCGCTGAAGTCCTTGGCTTCGCGGTCTTTGGTTTTGGTGTTGGTGCGGCTGGACACCGGGCCGGTCACGCCAAGCATGACTTTTTGACCCTTGATTTCATTGACAGGAACCACGTTGATGCGACTGAGAAAGTCGGATTTTTCGGTGATTTTGTCGTTCAGCTCTTGGGCAATACTCGGTTCTACCGCGAACTGCCGAGACACGTCATGGACGTTGTACGACTCGGCCATGTCGTCCTGCAGAAGCGCGAACTGTTCCTGGGCGTGACTGCTGAGAGAGGCGCCCATTTACAAGGTTCTCCGCTTCGGGCTTTGTGTCGCGCCGGTGGTGCGCGGCACATTGCGGCCCTTCGGCGTATCCAGTAGCGCGGTGAATTTCTTGTCCAGGTTGGCTACGGCTTTGGCCAACGCCAGGTTGCCGGTCGCGCCCTTGCGGCGACGGGAGTACTCGCGCTCTTCTTCAGCGGTGTCGAGAATGTCCTGCACGGAGGTGCCGACCGCGTCGATTTGATCCTGGTCTGCTTCAACTTCAGCCGTGTCTGGCTCGATCAAGGTTTGAATGCCGGCAGCGACGAGCAACAGCTGTTCGACCAGTGCGGCCAGCGCTTTGGCTTGGGCTTCATCCATTGGGGTTTGGCTCTCTGATTGGGGGTTCGGGGTTGCTGGGGGTTCTTCGATGCCGAAGCGTTTGAACAGTCCGGAGAACATCGAAAGGAGTTTTTGCAGCTCGCCCTTGGGTTCAGATTCGTCAAATGAACCCAGCGGGAGGGCGGCGCTGTAATAAACGGTGGGGGAGGCCTTTTTGCGGGAGAAATACAGCTCTTGGGTGCCAGTGCTGGCAGGGGAGTCGGTCACAGCCAGACCGGTCAAATAGGCTTTGCCTTTGCCACGGAAGTTAGGAGTGATCTCGATGCTGGTGAACAGCTTCTGGCCCTGGTCGTTCAGCCACAACAATTGATCGTTGGGCTTGAGTTGGGCCTCCAGCGCGACTTGGCCTGGTTCCAGATCCTCGTCGTCTTCTACCAGGCGCACGGCGTAGACCGTCCCATGGGATCCATAACCACGTTCGTGTTCGCACCAGATCACTGCCGTGTAAAAAGACGGCTTGTAGGTCTCGGCAATGTCGCGCAGTTCCTGGGGCAGAATTTCGCGGTTATCAGCGGTGGTGCCGCTGGTGGCGACACGTTTCCAGAAAGAAACAAGGGAACGGGGCATTGGCGTTTCTGCGCTCAATCGGTGGTTTGAGCCGCCACGATAGGGAGCCGCTGACCACCAAACAAACGCTTCGTTTTTGCTTTTCTCCTATTTTTACGATCTAGGAGATTCGCGGAATTTAACACCGCGTTTCCGGCGTTTTCGCCGCATAGACTGCGGACCATGCTCTATTCAATCGAAGTCAAAGAAGCCGCAAAACGTCTCTATTTGCGTCGGTGTAAGCCGAAAGAGATTCAGGTCCAGCTCAAGCTGCCGAATATCCGGATCGTCTATTACTGGATCGCCAAGGGCGGCTGGGACGAGATGCTTTCGGATGAAGAACCGCTGACAGCGGTCAGCCGGCGTCTGACGTTGATCCTTGAGAAACAGACCACTCTGACCAAAGGTGAGTTGGACGAACTGGACCGACTGACCACCGTACGCGATCGACTGTTGAAGCAGTCCAACAAAGCTTCGCCAGCGATCGCAGGTGAGGCGCCCGCACACGACCAAGGTGATCGCCAAGACAGGCGCCGGGAACGTGGCGACAGAGGCGGTAAGAAGCGCGAAAAGAAAGTGAAGAACGACGTTTCCGGTCTAACCGAAGTCGACTTCCTTGATAAGTTCATCAGCAAGATGTACGGCTATCAAAAGGAATTGTTTGAAGCCAAACAAAACCCGCTGACACGCCGGATCCGCAACATTCTGAAGAGTCGGCAAGTAGGTTTGACCTACTATTTCGCTGGCGAAGCGTTCATGGACGCGGTGCTGACCGGGGACAATCAAATGTTCTTGTCGGCCAGCCGATCGCAATCCGAGATTTTCCGTAGCTACATCATCCAGTTCGCCCAGCAGTGGTTCGGATTGGAGCTGACCGGCAATCCTATTGTGTTGAGCAACGGTGCCGAACTGCGGTTTCTCAGCACCAACAGCAGCACTGCCCAGGGGCACCACGGTCACGTCTACATCGACGAGTATTTCTGGATTCGCGACTTCGAAAAACTCAGCACTGTGGCCAGTGCTATGGGCACGCATAAGAAGTGGCGCAAGACGTATTTCTCTACTCCGAGCGCAGTAACGCATCAGGCCTATCCGTTCTGGACTGGTGAGACTTTCCGCAACAGCAAGCGCAAGGCCGCGAAGAATCCATGGCCAAGCGAAAAGGAAATTGCCGCCGGCGCGCTGTGCCCCGATGGCCAGTGGCGCAAGATCATCACCATTGAGGACGCAATCGCCGGTGGCTGCGATCTGTTCGATCTGGAGCAATTGCAGCTTGAGTACGACGCGGACAAGTTCCAGCAGCTGTTCTACTGCAAATTCATCGACAGCACCCAAGGAGTATTCGCACTGGCCGATCTGGAGCGGTGCTACTCGGATCTGTCGTTGTGGACGGACTTCGAACCCGAGGACGATCGCCCCTACGGAAACAGTCCGGTATGGATCGGCTACGACCCGAGTCGAACGCGAGACGACGCGACCTGTGTTGTCCTAGCTCCACCTTTAGAGCCTGGCGCCAAGTTTCGGATACTGGAAAAACACAGCTGGCGTGGGCATTCGTTCACCTTCCAGGCAGCGCAAATCAAAAAGCTCACGGAGCGTTTCAACGTCCAGCACATCGGCATCGATACCACTGGTATCGGCTACGGGGTGTTTGACCTGGTGCGCGACTTCTACCCGCGAGCGACCTCAATTCACTACAGCCTTGAAACCAAAAACAGCCTGGTACTGAAAGCCCAGGACACCATCCAAGGCAGTCGAATCGAATGGGACGCTGGTTGGAACGACATCGCGCAGGCCTTCTTGACCATCAAGCGCGGTGCGACCAGCAGCGGCCAGATCACCTATAGCGCCTCTCGCACCGACGCGACAGGCCACGCGGACATTGCCTGGGCAATCATGCACGCGCTGGCCCACGAACCACTCAACACCAACAAGCAGCGCCGAAGCTCCTACACACTCAGCGGAACAGGTACACATGGGCAAGCGAAGAAACCAGCAAACCGTCAATCCACCACGCGGGCGAGCGCGGGCCTTTTCGTTCGGCGCTCCCGAGCAGGTGCTGACCGAAAACATCGGGCAATACCTGGGCACGTTTGCCAGCCACGACGGCCGTATTTACACGCCGCCAGTGTCACGCCAAGGACTGGCGAAGCTGTTGCGCGCCAACGCGCACCACGGCGCCATTCCGGGTTTCAAGCGCAACCTGCTGTTGCGAGAGTTCGTTCCCTCGGCGGGGTGTAGCATCCGCACTATGAGCCGTGCAGGGCTGGATTTCATGGTGTTCGGCGAGTCCTATTTCCTGAAGAGCCGTAACGTGTTCGGCGAAGTCCTGGAGATGGAACACCTGGCGGCGATCAACATGCGCGTAAAAGTGGACGGCGGCTTTGTCATGTTGCTGCCGGACGGCAAGGAAGTGGAATTCGACCAGGAAGACGTCGAGCATGTGATGAATTATGACGTGGAGCAGGACGTCTACGGCATTCCCGATTACCTGGGCGGCATGCAGGCATTGTTGCTCAATGAGGCCGCGACCCTATTCCGCCGACGCTATTACAGCAACGGTGCCCACGCGGGTTATATCTTCTACACCAACGACCCGAACTTGACCGAAGACGACGAAAATGAGCTGCGCGCGCAGATCAGTGCAAGCAAGGGTGTGGGTAACTTCAGGTCGATGTTCGTGAACATTCCGGGCGGTACCGAAAAGGCGATTCAAATTATCCCCGTGGGGGACTTCCAGGCGAAAGACGAGCTGGAGAAGGTGAAAAACATCACCCGTAACGACGTCATTGCGGCCTGGCGGATGAACCCGGCGCTGGCGGGGATTATCCCGGAGAACAGCGGTGGATTTGGTGACATCGAAAAGATCGATCGGGTTTACACCAACAATGAAATCCATCCGATCTGCCAATTATTCGAACAGTTGAACGACTCACTGCGGGCCGATCGGCGTATTGGATGGCGTGACCCAGTAAAGGCAGGCGCAGCAGTTTGAGGTTGCTTCACGTAGAATAGTGTATGTACATACACCATTGGGGAAGGGGCGCAATGCGGATTACTTGTAGGGAATGTGGGGGTAAGGCTCGTATTGGTTCGCGTGAAAACATGAATCTGGAATATGCGAAGCTGTATTGCCAGTGTCTCAACCCGCGCTGCGGGCATACGTTCGTAATGAGCCTTACCTATTCACATCCTTTGCGTCCATCTGCTCAGTCGGTCGACCAGTTGATTTTCGACCGACTCCGTGAAATGCCTATTGCTCAGCAGCGTCAGCTATTCGATCAAATTAGTTCATTGCCCGCCTGATTAAACAGTTCTCCCAGTTCTTTAGAACATTCCAGTAATCGACCATGACTCCAAGTCATGGTCGCTACTACTCCGCCGCTTTCTTCCTCGTTCAGTGGTCGAGCACCGACTGACACGCTTAACGACATTATTACTTTTGCGACTTCTTCTAAAACATCTCTCGTATTGATGATTACGCGCTCGTCCATTACTACGGCTCCATGCTGGGCGGATCAATTGCGGCGCACTTTACGAATTTAAAAAATAGATTGTCAAATAGTATTTTGGAGGCTTTTTGAACTAGTCGGCACATCTCAAAGCTCACACTATGCCATCCTGAATCGTCCGGGAAGCCGCGTAGAGTGGGGTTTTGTGTGACATTGCAAAATGCCATTAGTTCCCAATCGCATGCATGATTTTATAGTTTCATGTAATCGCGGTTAGATCATGGCCAATGCGCTAGCCCGCTTCATGTTCAGTGTTTATTAGTTCAGATCCGCCGCTATAGGTTGTGTATAGCTAAACTCTTGCGGTGTTTCTATGTGATTTGATTTTTCGTGCTGTTGGTCTTGGGGGCAATGAATTGCATGAAAGTATGTTTTCATGTATGTCAAGAAACAACAGTTTTCGATTTGATTGGTGATTTACAGAAAAAAGAAAAGGGCGCCAAAGCGCCCTTGTGAATCAGCAAAGCAGTGTAGTTTTAGCCGCTAAAATTATTACGGTTTATTGCGGGGCATCGGTAGCGATACCACCCCGTATCGGCGATGACCCTGCGGATCTTCAAATGCGGCGACCACCAGTCCTACTGGCAAGCGAATGCGCGCAATGCCATTCCCCGTGTCGTGGTGTAGTAGAGCGGTGGCCTCCACCAGGTGAAAGTCATTGGGTAGCTCAGCCTGTTTTCGGGCGCTGTCGTACTCGGCCTCACTGACAGCGATGAATTGACCATCTATCAGCATGGTTCAGTCTCCAAGGCGCTGATGCGCTTCAGTAATTGGGCAATCAACTGGCCTTGCTGTTGTGCCAGTTGTTCGAAGGCGAGCGACTGCTGTAGGCGAGAAATAATCTCTCCATTCATGCTGCGATTATTCATTCGGGCGACTGCCGCAATCTCAGGGCGCAAGCCTTCGGGCAGACGAACCACAAATTTGTCTTGCTCGCGAGAATCAATCATTGGGCATTTCCTTTCAGTAGTGGTGTGGTCGGTTTTGCGAGTACCTGTGCGACAACGTCAGCGTCACGGTCGGACAGGTCGCCAAGGTTCTGTGCCATTGCCGCTAAGCTTTCGAGTCGTTGCCGGGCGTCAGGGGTCTTGTGAACCACGTAACCGATCAGGGCCGCGCCTATTACCGCCGTGGCCAACAATGGGCGAGTGGGCTTAAAGGTGCTGCGGCCTTGATCCGGCGGTGTGATAGCCTTGTTACCGCTGCTGCTTAGGTGCTGTGCTTGCATGGTGTTGCTCCTTTCGTGGTGGTTGGTGTCGGGGAGCTGCAACTCCTCGACACCGTCTCTCTCACGCCTGCCGCAATTGGCTTGCCGTGAATACCGGGCGCTGTTCACAGCGCACTTCAAATAGTCCCAGGTCATGCCCATCGACGTCGCGCATGTGCACGACCGTGACGAATGTCGGCGTGTCCTCCGGGTGATCCCTCCAATGTGCAGCCGCTGCCAGTTCGGCCAAGTCTTCAGGGGTGCGCTGGTCGACGTAACTGGTCGGTAGAGCCAGTTCGCCGGGCAGCTTGTTGGCGACGTATCGAATAATCATGGCTTCCCCCTCCTTACGCTTGGCGCACCAAATGAACGACAAAGTCAGAGGGGATGCCCGAGTGAATGCCCTGTGCTTTCAGATTCATCGCCGCTTTGATTTGAAACTGGGTGCAGTCGTCGGCCAGGAAATGCTTGGCCCCCGTCATGGCTTTCTCTGTGATCAAGTTCACGAAGTACGGGGTTGTCCAGTGCTGGCCTACGAGGATTGGCGCCTCGATGCCCTGCGCTTGCAGTTCGGCTTGAATGGCGCGCAGTTGGGTTGTTTTGCCCGTGGCTTGCCCGCCAGTTATGACTTGTACTTGCATGGTGTTGCTCCTTGTTTTGCTGGTTGGATCAGGCCGCGCCTGAAAAAATGTCGCGTGTGCCCCGGCGTCCCCCGGAACAACCGGAACAATTAAAAGTTGATGACCGCGAACCCGAGGTTTACGGGGCTTTCAGCGCGCCTTTGCGGTGGAACGGATAACTGGAACATTGTGGAACAGCGAATTCGGAAAAATCGCTGTAGCCCTTGAAGCACAAGGCTTTGCGGGTTGTTCCGGCAAATGCCTATGGCGGAACACTCCCGGAACAGCGATTGGAAAGTTGTTCCAGTGCGTTCCGGTTTGTTCCGGTCGGTGATGGTGGGTTTATGCTTGTTATCTATTTGTTTTTTATAGATATTTTTCTTATAGATATTCATGTTCCAGATGTTCCGCCCAGTCAGTAGCCACACACGCATTTGCACAAAACTAGGGGTGCTCCCCCACGCACCTGGTTTAACACCCACGACGTTTTTCACGACTTGCTCCCCTTCCGGAACAACCAGCAGTTGAGCGAGCGTTTCTCGATTACCGATCGGACTTTGCGGGTTTCGATGAACGTGTGTGTGGTGCTGAGCGGTAAAGCTCGGTGCAGTTGAGTCGCGTGAATGACTTCTTGGCCAGCCAGACGGCAAGCGTTGTGGAAGTGTTCGATGTTGATCGCGATCAGATCTTTATCGGCGCTGTGATTGAGCGTTTCCTGCGTGACCTCGCGATCCCCATCCTTGTCGCTGATGAACATCGTCCGCTCGTTCAGGTAGTGATAGATCTGCCAGAAGCGGCCGGCTGTCGGGTTCTCAGTGCTGACGCGCTGCTGGCGGTCAATCGCGCGCCGTTCGATGTGTTTGATCAGTTGGACCAGGGTGTCGTCGCTCCACTCGGGAAACAGCGCCTGAGTGGCTTTGGCTGCTGCCATCATCTGTGCGTGACACAGCACAATCCGCTGATGCTGGATTGCCGTATTGGCTTGCAGGCGTTGTTCGTACTCCGCAAAGGCGTCGAAGTAACGTTGAAGCCATTCCGACTCTTGGCCTATGCAATGCCCTAGATATCCCGCCAAGTGCTCCACCGGCAGACTGTTCAGGCGTACGGCTAGAACCTTTAACGCAGGTGTGTGGTGTGCTCTGGTTGCGTGGTAGTGGCTGATACGAGTCAGGATCGGCTCTGAGCCTTCCACACTGGCGTTCTGTGCGATGCACAGAGCGGCGAGGAAGACCAGGCTGTCGGTGTCGTTGCTCGAGGATTTCACGCCAACCGTTCGCAACGTAGCGTTGTGGTCGAACAACTGTTTCCAGATTTCCCAGTTGTACTGACTGACTACCGTGCGGCCTTGCGCGTCGACAGACTGGCTGTCGGATTCGATCAGCACCACCGGCAAATTGCTGACTTGGGACAGGGCGCGGGTCAAACCGATCGCACTGGCGCCGGTACTGTTGGGCTTGATGCCCTCAAAGTTGGATCGGCCGAACAGGCGCCATAGAAACCTGAGCAAGCTGGATTTGCCGGCACCGGCGTCACCGGTCAACTCCAGAAAAGGCCACGACTCTTGTTTGCTGCGGATCTGCTGAACAAACAGCGTTGCCGTCCACCACGATAGCGCCGCCAGTCCATTCAAATGGTGCACGGCGAGAAAGTCGGAAAACCAGCTTGGATCGAACGGGTTACCTCGAACGATCACAAGGCTGTTGAGTGAGGTTTTCAGACCGGTCTTACCCACTTCCAAATAGCCATGATCGTTCGCCAGGTACTCGCGGCCCTTGTGGTAACCGAACTTCTGATAGCAGTAGGTCTTGCTCGCCGCGTCATACCCTACGAACGGTAGCGATCGAACGGTAAGCGCATTGTCCAGCCACTTACTGCGAAGCATGGCCAGCACCTTTTCACCGCCTTCGAAGTTGCCGCCCGGGGTGCGCTCCAGCAAAGATTTGGCAAAGCTGCGGGGATCACCAATGGAGTTCGGCGCTAGCGGTTCCTTGCAGTTCTGTGCGGTGTTAGGGAAGTTGAATTGAAAAAAGAACTGCTGGTCACCGGTGATGGCATCTCGCTGGATGTACTCAAAATGCGGAACGCAGTTGGCCACTTGCTTCATGTCGCAATGCTTTTCGAACTTTGGCCAGTGGCCGTTCACGTTATCGCCGTCCAGATCCTTGTTCAGTTCGTCGGTGTTGATCTTGGCGGAGTAGAGGCGATTCTGAAATTCGACCAGGAAGAAGCTACGCGGCCTCTTGAGGTAAAGAAGAAACGCTTTTTTGGCGGCGCTGACCGCCACGAACAAGCGGCCCTGGTAGCAGGCTTCCCGCATGAAGTCGTCATTCAGTTGGCCATCGCGGTAAACGTCGTCCCAATCGCGGTCCGCCCCAGCGAGCGCTACCCATGCCTTTTCATCTTTGGCGTGCAACTGACTGCGGTATTTCGGGATGACAGAGTGACCGGCGGCGTCGTCGTCCAGGGCGATGACCCAGCGGACTTTCTTGCCCTTGTGTTCCTCGATCAGATTCCAGGGAAAGTTATTGGCTGAAATCGAAGCGACGGCCTTGTAGCCGGCAAGGAATAAAGCGATAGCGTGGAAGATGCCTTCAACGACATAAACGGTATCCCCTGGCTCGATGGTCATTCCTGGCGGCGCCCAGCATCCGCCCTTGTAGTCCATCCCCTTTTTGATCCCCGCCTTATCTCCCTCGTTTGCCTTGACCATGGTGACGTCAATGATGCGTTCCCAATGACCGTTGCAAAGCGGGAACCGGACAGTGTCAGCCCATTGGCCGTCCTTCATTGGACGGCGGCCTTGTTCATACCAGCCCTTCATCTTGCTGATATCAAAGCCGCGATTACGCTGTAGGTAAGCATCGGCCGTCGCGTTTGGATTCAGCTCGGTACGAGGGAACCGCTCACTGAGGTTTTCGAACAGGTGGCTGTAGCGCTCCCGGGTTTTTTCCTCGAATTGGCATTGGTTCAAGCGATTGCACTTGAGCTGATAAGGCTGCTTTCGAGCGATGTACAGGGTGCGTTCCCCACACCCAGGACAAACACCTTTTTGAAAGTAGGTGGTGCCGATGTCTTTGAAGTCCAGGTCGTTGTCATGCTTCAGGGCTTCGACCACTTCCAAGCGGTAGATATCTTCGAATTGCATTTCCAGCCCCTCAGCGCTTGGCCGATGCGGACATAACGCGCTCGGCCTGCTGAGCTGCTTCGATGGCCAAGGCGAGCATGTTGATCAGCACCGCTTCTTTCGAGCCTTCCGTCTTTTCACGAATCAGGATGCGGCCGCGCTCGATGTCGTTTCGGATGGCTCGTTCCGACTGGCCGGAGCGTCGGGCTAGTTCTCTGACAGTGGTGTAGGGCGTGTCGATCGTGATCTGCATTTGGTAAGCTCCGTGGGTATATATGCAGCAGATATGTATCTGCGCCCACAGAATATGTATGTACATACACAAAATCAAGGGGTCGTCATGGATTTAGGAAGCAAGCTCAAGGAAGTGCGGCTGACAGAGCGACTGACACAAACCGAAATTTGCGAACTCACCGGCGTCAAAATGGATACTTGGAAGGGCTATGAGTATGGACGCAGTAAGTCCGTCAGCTCGGTTGAGTTGTTGAAGGTCACCATGCATCCGCGGTTCAAAAAATATGCGCTGTGGCTGGTGACTGATGAGGTCGCACCTGAAGCGGGTCAGATCAGCCCCGTGATTGGCCAGTGACGTAGGACGCGACACCATGCCGATAAGAAAACTACCGGATGGCCGCTACGAAGTGGACTGCCGCCCTGACGGCAGCTACGGCTATCGAACCCGCAGGATTTTCCCTACCAAAAACGAAGCAACCCATTACCACAGCAAGGTCATGGGGGAAGGTGCGTCGGGGCAAGTTGCTAAGCCCGCCAAGCACGATGCGCGAACTATGCTCGACCTGGTCAATCGCTGGTACGTCGTCCACGGCCAGAACCTGAAGACCGGCAAACAGCGCCTAGCGTTGTTGGTCAGTATGGTGAATCGAATGGGGAACCCGAAGGCGCATAAGTTCACTTCTGCTCACTTTGCGCAGTACCGCGCCGAGCGCGCAGAGGGGAAGCATTCCAGATCGACGCCAGGCACTGGTTACTCCAAAGACGGCGCGGATCCGAAGCCCATCAGCGCAAACATGCTGAATCATGAGCTGACGTATCTACGTGCTGTATTCAACGAGCTGGCCAGACTGGGGGAGTGGGACGTCGACAACCCGCTGGGCAAGGTGCGCAAACTCAAGTTCGACGAAACGGAGATGGCCTACCTGCTGAGCGAGCAGATCGAGCAACTATTGGGCGATCTGGCTAAACGGGATTCCGACGCCGGGTTGATCGCTGAAGTGTGTCTGGCCACCGGTGCCAGGTGGGGCGAAGCGGAAGCGCTTCAACCGCGCCAGGTGCGAAATCAGATGGTGCACTACAGCCGCACCAAATCCAGCAAGAATCGGTCTGTGCCAATCTCGAAACGGCTTGAGGAGCGGTTGAAAGCTGCTCTGCCTTTCAGACCTTGCGCCATCACCTTTCGGCGTAGTGTTGAGGCGATCGGATTAGAGTTACCCGATGGGCAGATGACGCACGTCCTGCGACACACATTCGCATCCCATTACATGAGGAACGGCGGGGATATTTTGACGCTTCAAAAAGTGCTTGGGCATGCGACGTTGGCCATGACTCAAAAGTATGCTCACTTCAGTCCTGGACACTTGGCCGAAGTCGTCAATCTGAATCCACTGGCCAGCCTCTTGGAAGCGAAACCGGTGATCGCTGAGGTAGCGTAAATGTCCGTCCAAAATTGAAATTGGACGAATTTTGGACGGACCGCATTTTTTGCAATTCGCCTGACCGGTTTTTTCAGTTGCCAGAAACGACGAAAGCCACGTAATACGTGGCTTTCAAGATGGTGGGCCCACACGGACTTGAACCGTGGACCAAAGGATTATGAGTCCTCTGCTCTAACCAACTGAGCTATAGGCCCTCAGTAGGCCGCGGATTATAGCGACGGTTTCTCGGCTGTGCTATCCGAATAATCCGATACGGTTACACGAAGAAACGTCGCGGCGAATTCTTCCGGCGGTAGCGGCAGGCTGACGATGTAGCCCTGGATCTGTTCGCAGCCTTCGGCGGCGAGAAATTGTTGTTGCGCCTGGGTTTCCACACCTTCGGCGATGACCGTGAATTGCATGCTCCGGCCCAGCGCAATGATGGCCCGGACAATGGCCGCATCATGGGGATCGTCGGGCAGTCCGCGAACGAATGATTGGTCGATTTTGAGGATGTCCAGCGGCAAGCGTTTGAGGTAACTGAGCGAAGAATATCCGGTACCGAAGTCGTCGATCGCCAGTTGTACGCCGAGGTGTTTGAGCTGGTGCAACACGGCCAGCGCCTCTTCGGCCTGACTCATGATGAAATTCTCGGTAATTTCCAGTTGCAGTAAATCCGGCTGCAGGCGGTTGTCGTTGAGCAGTTGTTCGATGCGTCCGAGTAGATTTGGCTGACGCAGTTGCGCGCCGGCGAGGTTCACCGAGAGCGGGCCGAGGCTGTCGTAGACCTGATTCCATTCGAACATCTGCCGGCACGCGGTCTCCAGCACCCAGTCACCGATCTGCAGGATCATGCCGTTCTCTTCCGCGAGCGGAATGAAATGCTCTGGCGGCACGTCGCCGAAGGTCGGATGGCGCCAGCGGATCAGCGCTTCGGCACCGACCAGGCTGTGATCCTCCAGACTGATTTTCGGCTGGTAGTAGAGAAACAGTTCATCGCGCTCGATGGCCCGGCGCAGTTCGTGTTCCAGCGCGATGCGCTCGCTGGCCTGGGCCGTGAGATCGCGAGTGTAGCTCTCGACGCGGTTGCGGCCCTTGGCCTTGGAGCGGTACATCGCCGCGTCGGCGTTTTTCACCAAGGTGGCGACGTCACAACCGTCCCGTGGGTAGAGGCTGGTGCCAATACTGGCGCTGATGAAGAACTCGTGTTCGCCGGCCTGAAACGGCGCACCGAAACAATTGAGCAGTTTGGTGGCGATGTTGTCGGCGTCGCTGGCCTGTTGCAGGCCGGGCAGCAGGATGATGAATTCGTCACCACCCAGACGCGCCACGGTATCGATGTCGCGCAGTTGCTCTTTCAGGCGCACGGCGATGCCCTTGAGCAGCAGGTCGCCGACCGGGTGACCGAGGCTGTCGTTGATGTGTTTGAAACGGTCGAGATCGAGAAACAGCACGGCGCCTTGACCGCCGTTTTCCTGCTGACTGTTCAGTGCCATCAGCAAGCGGTTTTCGAACAGCGTGCGGTTCGGCAGGCCAGTGAGCGGGTCGTGGTGCGCCTGATAGTCGAGTTTGGCTTGCGCATGCTTGAGGCTGGAGATGTCGGCAAACACCGCGACAAAGTGGGTAATGAACTTGTCGCGATTGCGTACGGCACTGATGGTCAGCCAGCTCGGGTACAACTCGCCGTTCTTGCGCCGGTTGGAGATCTCGCCCTGCCAGTGACCTTCGTCGGTCAACTGGTGCCACATTGCCGCGTAGAACGCGCTGTCATGCAGGCCGGAGGCGAGCAGGCGCGGTGTATGGCCGAGCGCTTCGCTTTCGCTGTAACCGGTAATCTCGGTGAAGGCGCGGTTGACCGCACTGATGTGCTGTTGGGTGTCGGTGATCAATACGCCTTCGGCAGTGCTTTCGAACACAGTGGCGGCCTGTTGCAGTTTTTCCTGCATCAGATGACGCTCGGTGATGTCGCGGGCGATGGTCAGCATGCAGTCTTCTTCACCGATCGGCAGCGGACGGCTGGAGACTTCACAGAGGCGAATCTGCCCGTCACTGCGGCGGATATGGCAGGTAAAGTCACGCACAAAGCCGTCGCGGTGCAACAGGTCGAGCATCTGTTTGCGCTCGTTGAGGTTGACCCAGATGCCCAGATCCAGCGCCGACCTATCCACCGACATGGCGCTATTGAAACCGGTGATACGGCTGAAACCCTCGTTGACCTCCAGTAGCAGGCCATCGCTCTGGCGTGACAACAACAAACCATCCGGCGAGGCATGGAAGGCTTTGGCGAATTTCTCTTCGGAGGTTTGCAGCTGCTGCTGGGTTTCCTTGAGCTGGGTGATGTCACGTACAACGACCACCAAGGCTGGCGTGGTGTCCAGATCGAACGGCTCGGCGGAAATCAGACCAGTGAACAGTTGGCCGTTGTTGCGGCGAAAGGGCATCTCCAGGTTGCGAATGCTGCCCGCCTGCAAACGTTGCAGCAGTCCCGGACCAACGCCGGGAATGCCCCAGATATTCAGCTCGGTCGCCGTCTGCCCAAGGACTTCCTCGGCTTTCAGCCCGATCTGTTCTTCAAACGCTTCGTTGACCTCCAGCAGGCAACCGTCGGACAGCCGTGCAATCACCAGAATGTCCGGGCATTGCTGGAAGACCGAGGCGAACTTTTGCTCCGAGAGCTGCAACGCCTCTTCAGTGCGCTTGATTTCGCTGATGTCGATCATCAGGCCGCGCATTAGCGGCTCATGACCATGTTCGATCAGGCTGACGATGTCGCGCACCCACAAGCAGCGACCATCGGCGGTGATCACTCGATAGTCGACGATGTGATCACGGCCTTCGCGCAGGGCTTCCTTGCAGTAGCTTTGCGTACGGGTCAAATCTGCCGGGTGAATGATGTTGTGCCAGAAGCCGGGGATCAGCCAATGGGATTGGGGGTAGCCGAGCAGATCTTCGGCGTGGGGCGAGACATAGCTGTAGGTGAAGTCGCTTATCCGCGCTTCCCAGGCGATGGCCGACAGGCTCTCGACCAGGCCGCGATAGTGATATTCGCTGCTGCGCAGTTCCTGTTCGAGGTCGATGCGTCGGGCGATTTCCGAACTCAGGCGGCGGTTGATGCGGATTACCACGGCAAGAATCGTCACCAACAGCAACAGCCCCGGCAAACCGTAGATCAACAGATCCGACCAGAATGTCCGATGATCAAGGACGTTGCCGACCCAGTGCTCCTGAATGCTGCTGATTTCATCAGGGCTCATGTCCGCGAGCACTTTGTCGAGAATTCCCACCAGTACTTTGTTGTCGCGGGGCACGGCCATTGCCAGTTGGTAGCGATAGGGGGTTTCGCCGCTGACGTACAGGCCGTCGAGCTTGAGCTGGCGCAGGCTCCAGACACTCGAAGCGAGGTCGCCGACCACAGCGTCCACTTCGTCGGTCGCCAACGCCTGCAGCGCCGAACTGACATTGGGCATGGCGACCAGATTCAGATCGGGGTGGTGGGTGCGCAGCAGTTCGTGGGGCGCATAGTTTTCCACCACGGCGATTTTCAAACCGTACAGGTCGTCGAGTTTGCGCGGTTGCGCGCCGCCGATGTGCGCGAGGATCACGATCGGGAAATCAAGATAGGGGCGAGTGAACGACAGGTAGGTCTGGCGTTCAGGGGTGGACATGATGCCGGGCAGAAGGTCGATCTTGCCCGATTTGACCTGTTCCAGTACCACCGTCCAGCTCACGGGCTCGATCGGCGTCAACTTGATCGCCAGGCGTTGGCGAATCACGTCGATATAGTCCGCCGCCAGGCCCTGGTAGCGGTTCTGATCGTCGCGAAACTCAAAGGGCGGCCACGACGCATCGACACCCAGGCGCAAGTCCGGGTGAGCCGCCAGCCAGCTACGTTCTTCATCGGTCAGAGTCAGCGCGTCAGCCGTTGCGGTCCAGATCATCAGTGACAGCAAAAAAAG